GTTGTGTGTTTTCATCAAATGCTTCAAACACTTCAGGCACACCGCCATCCCGTACAATATCACTAATGGGTTGCCAACCATAAACTTCCATCGTGCTGGCAAATACAAAATTCTTTAAATTCTTAACACGGGCCGCGGCTTCGATTAGATTAACTGTGCCCACATAGTTTACTTCGCTAAAAGTAATTTGTTCGTAGAAACTTTGTTCCACTTCAGTACGTGCGGCCAGGTGTACAATGATGTCTGGGGAGATGGAAACTACTTCTAGCTGTACTGACTTGTAATCTAACAGATCACTTTTTAAATGATGTAGCTCATGATTGTCGGCTAGTAAAGGAGTGATATAGGAACCGATAAAACCCGAACTGCCTGTTAATAAAATTTTCATTTGTTATCCTTGTATAAATGTTCTCTTGAGCTCCAACCCACTCTGGGTCTGTCGCTGAAAAAGCAACTGGCAATCCATTTGACGCCTTTTGTAATCTTTTTACTTTCGTGTATAGTTGACCAGTTGGTTTCTTCATCATAGCCTTGTTGAAAATACAAAAAACTTCCAGTCTTGGGTATCACATTTATATCGTGTTTGGGGAAGTAAGTTGCACCACCTTCGAAGTCATCATTGAGATAAAATATTCCTGTACCTACTCTATCTCCTCCGTGTTTATAATAATTAATTTGGCGAGAGTCGTAGGGGTAATCGTGATGATAAGCAAGGTACTGACCTGTTTCATAATTGTAAACATCAATGGCTTCGATATGGCTATACGGAATACGTGCGGCTTGTACAATGGCAGTTGCTAATACATCATAGTCATAAGGATCTACTCCTAAACTTATTCCTCTGTTTTCCACTTCTTCGGTCACTTGTACATAGGATTCCACGCGACTTTGATATCCACTGTTTGGATTCATTCCGGCATGACTGTGTTTTGCAATTAAATTAGCACAAAACTCTGCGGTAAGTAGATTATTGAATACGCTGATGCGTGGCTCCGCAAGACGCTTTTCTTCCTCCAATTGTAATACTGTTATGTTTACAGCTCTAAAACCCTGAGTTGTTGAAGTGCGATCAAATGTCACTCGTTGCATTTCAAGCATGGTTTTTGGATCATTGGTTACATCCCAGTGATCTGCAAAGATGCTGGCATTATCCAAATCAGCAATAATGAATCCATATCGTTTGGCATCATTATACCATTTTACTATTCCCGTTTCCATTATTTTTCCTTGGGGATCTTTGAATCTGCTGAACTAACACAGCTATTAGTAATACATTTTTGTCTTGCAGTAAACAATTTAAAATTGTCTAGGGTTCCCAGGTGTTCGTCATGACAACTGTACCCACGCTTGACTTCATTACCTTTTATTATAACACTTTGATAGCCAGCATTGCAATGCCAACCGGTAAATTTATTAAAATTAAATGCATTAAAACGTTCTGCTTGATCTAGATAATAATCTTTTTCGCCATCGTTAAGTCGAACTTGAAAAACTTCTTCCCCACTAGATAATTGTGGAAATCCTTCTTGCATGAGTTTGATCATGTCGGGTGTGTACCCATCAACTACTCGGCTAGCAGTAGGATCACTTTGCGGTTTAAGTGTTACATTGATTCCACGTTTGTGAAATCGTTCCATCCTAGCATACAGTTCGTCAAATTTTTCAGGAACCATAACTTGATTAATTGTAACATGTACTAGCTCGTATTGTAGCTGTAAACACTTGTCCCCAAACTCCTGTTCCTTAGCAAACTCATCATGAAAGCTGGCAGTGATACTTCTGCGTTGTAACAGTGCTGTGTTTGAGCACCAAGTGTTCCACCATTTTGATCCAGGTGACAAATTGGTTGTCATGTGTATGGACTGAAAATTTTTGCCATCGTCTAGATATTTTACCAAATCATTCAACTGTTTGTATGCTGTTGGTTCGCCGCCGCTGAAACTCCAATGAAATCTATTAAATCCGTTGGCAATGGCTTGGCTTTTGATTTCGTCTATTGTGTTGGTGTACACTTTTAAATCTTGGTGATCAACTTTATCACTACGTGCATAGGGCCAGCAATAACTACAACTATAGTTACAAAATCTACCCAAAATCCAACTTACGTTAAATAGTTGATTGTCGAGCATTGTTTGTTGCCCAAATCGAACAACATTTTGGAAAGGTATTTGATTAAAATTCATATCGCACGTATTTAACGTGATTAAATACTGCTCAAAAATAATTGACACACCAACCAAAAGGTAGTATACTTACATGGTAGACGTGAGTGGAACATGGTATACCTCCTCCAAGTAAGCTGACCCCCAGCTGAACGGAGGGACAAGGCTTGTGACTTAGTCATGCTTTGCAGGTTCGAATCCTGCCGTCTACACCATTTTAACACACAGGCACAGAAAGGCATTTTATGAAAAAGGTATTTTTAATTTTAGCATTGATTTCCAATGTGGCAATTGCTCAAAATATAGGAATGATCGATCCTAGTAAGAATTTTACTACTAGTACTACAATTACCTGGCGATATGCCGATGATGTAACTGCGGCATGCAACGCTGAAAGACAGCGTTGGGGTGATCCTGCGTATCAGCAACCTAGTATGGCTTGTAGTTTCTGGACTAAGAATACGTGTTTGATTATTACATCACGTAATACTTTGCCCGACTCCTTAGCACACGAAGTACTGCATTGTTTTCAAGGTAAATGGCATTAATGAAAAAAATAGCATCAAGTCCTGAACGACACACCTTCCAAAAGGAAGGCGCAATACGACGGGCAGAAGAAGCGGGCGAAGAGCCTAACCAAGCCTATATTGACATGTGGGAACAAATCAAGATCGATGATGCTAACCGTATACACGATCTTGAGTGGCAAAAGAACAACATGGAATATGATTTACGTAGTTCAAAAGAACTATGCGACAAAGTCAAAGCCAGCGATGCCTATGCCCAAAACTTGTATGCGGCCATGTGTAACATGACTTGGCAAAGCAGGGAGTTTTGGCAAGAGTTAAAAGGCGAAGTTTGGAGTGCCAGCTGGCGTCACAGTGGCGGCATTGTTGCTGACATGCGTGAACAAGGCGATTATATTGATTGGTACTGTAGCGGCATGGGAGGACTCGGTGGTTCTTATGATCCCGAAGGCGGTGAATCGTTTGAAGAATGGCAAGCCCGAACCAAGTATGTTCCAGAAGGACAAGTTACTGAAGAAATTGAATTGGATCTAAACCGGTTGGGTTGGAGACCAGTACCATGGACAGATGACGAATAGATGAAACGTTTAATTACATTTGGATCTTCATTTACATACGGACAAGGATTAGCAGACTGTTGGAACCCTAAAGATAATTCGCCGGGCGCAAAACCAAGTGCTCAAGCATGGCCGGCATTATTGGCTAAGATGCTTGACAGAACTGTGGTTAACTTGGGATCTCCGGGTGCAAGTAACCTAGAAATACTAACAACAATTTTAAATTTTAAATTTGAACCAACAGATTGCGTTGTTATAGGATGGACATATCCAGATAGGGATTTGATCTTTAGAAAACCCGGACTGTTGAGGAAAGATAATCTCAGAGTCGGACCTTGGTTAGATAAGGTGTTTGAGAACTGGTGTGCTGTACATAGCGAATATGATATAGGTGTGCGTGGATGGTTAAATATTCATCATGCCAATATCTTTTTGGAATCGATGAATGTAGAACTATATAATTTTTTCCTGGACCACGACCTTATGATGAAATATAAGCCATCATTTATTGATGTGCCTATTACAAATATCGATTTCTTTAAATTAAAAGATATTGATAAAGCCTGTGATAATCTGCATCCCGGCTTGATTGTGCATAAACTAGCGGCCGAGGCATTAAACAAAGAAATATGCAAATAGATACAGAACACCTACACTATTGGATGCAGGCCATCCGACAAAGCCCAGACCCTATGCGTACTATGGATGCCTTCTGGCAAGGTCAGCTCAAAAGCAAAGAGTGGCTGGTTGAAGCATTGAGTATGCAATGTTCAGTTAAAGATAAACCAGTCAGTATCGAAATACACGGAGGCTGGGTGGGTGTACTGGCCAGCATGTTGTTTCAAAGTAAAATTCCTATCAAACGCATTTATAGCCTTGACATCGATCCCACATGTGAGCCCATTGCTACCATGATGAACAAAGGTGAAGAGATGCAAGGTAGATTCCAGGCCAGCACTGGCGACATGTGTAATTTGATATCGTTCGTCGATGTTGTAGTCAATACCAGTTGCGAACATATAACACAAGAGCAGTACGATGTATGGCTAGGCAAACGCCAAGACGATCAATTGCTGGTATTGCAAAGTAATAATTACAACATAGACGAGCATGTTAGGATTGCCAAGTCACTTGACGAATTTGCAGAACAGTGTAAAATTAAAGTTCACTGGAGCGGTGAATTACAATTGCCGCTATACACACGATTTATGATAATTGGAACCAAATGACAACATTAACATTTACAGTTGACGAACTTTTTGAAGATATCCCTGGAGATCCGGATCATGTCATTATGAAACTTCCTCCAGAAATTTGCGAAGCACAGGGTTGGATAGAAGGCGACAAACTCAACATTCAAGTAGAAGATGGAAAGATGATCATTAGCAAAGCATGAGCAAGGACGATTTGTTAGAACTGACTGGGCAAGTCACTGAGGTACTGCCTGGCAATATGTATAGGGTACAGCTGGATGATAACCAGCATATCATATTGGCCTATTTGGGTGGCAGGCTAAAACAACACAAAATTAAAATTATTTTGGGCGATAAAGTCCGAGTGGAAATGAGCACTTACGACTTGTCGAAAGGTCGTGTAACATATAGGTTATAAAAATGAACACAGTAATGGAAACGGTATCTTCTGTTTGCAATCAAGTTAGACATAACAGCAAACACGGTGTAAGTTTTCAAAACCTGTTGACCATGCTACGTAGAGAGTTTCGTGAACGTGCATTTGATCTCAAAATAAAATCTGATAGAGACAAACATCTTGGCACAGAGGAGTTTTATGTCAATGCATATTACGATGCCGAAGATGACAGAAACAAAGAAACTCCGATCGAAGTGGTAGTGCATCACAATTTTGAAAAAACTGCTGTATGGGATCGAAAGCATACAACAGAATTCCTAATACAGATTTTTGATGCCACAGTACACGAATACAAACATCAACGCCAAAGCATAAAACGCAAGTATCATGTGTATGCTGAGAATGTCAAATCCCCCTATAAAGAATATCTTGCTGAAGACGATGAACTGGATGCCTATGCACTCAGTATTGCTATCGAACTTTGTCGTACTTTGGGAAAATTTAGAGCACTGAGATTGATGTGTAAGGCATCGGCTCTTGCCAAATTGAAATTTAATGGCAGATACGTTAGTCCAAACCTTGCGGCCTACTTTGGACAATTTGGCGATATACACAATCCCTTGCTCAAAAAACTTGCCAAAAAAGTCTATATACGTTTGCAAAAGATTGACACGGATGCAGTCTTCCTGTAAAATACAAAGTATATTAACTCATGTAGTGAGCGAGCAATGTCCAAAAAAGAGTTTCCAACCCAACAAGTTTTAGAACTGGCCTGTGCGGCTCAGCGAATTAACGGTGCTTATATCAAAGAGGATGCGCCGATGTATTCGGAAGATGGTGCGTTCATGTATCTCAAACATGCCAATAAGATGCAGATGCTCGTCACACTTGAACCGGCAATTTGGACAGCTGACCCAAAAGATGCTCCAATGCCACTTAGAGTGTTGCCTGAAGATATTACACAGGCAGAAGAGATACGCAAACATTTTCGTAAATTCATGTTCAGCGCCATCGAAGGTGAAAACGATTTTCAAACCAACATCAATTCTATCCTTGGCAATGAGCTGGTAGCTACTAACAAATTTGGCTATGTGGCCTGTCTGCCCAGTGTTCATGTAAGAGATGTTGCTCAAACCAAAGTTAAGCGAGCCGCAAGAACTGTGGAAGAAGGTTGTTTGGCAGAAGTTGGCACACAACTTAAAGATTTGGATGCAGAAATAATTTCCTCAGTTAAGTCAAAAAACTTTGAAGGCTGGAATATAGATGCTATAATAAACAACAAGATGGTATCTTGGATGAACAAAACGGATCTTAAATTGGGGCCTGCTGTGATAGTCAAAGCCAAAGTTAAAGATTGCAACAAACATTGGAAACATCAAAACGATGTTACTAGATTACATTATGTAAAGGCGGTTCAGTGATGTATAAAACTATCTACACAGAAGTTGAAGTGGATGTGGACTTGAGTGACTTTGATACAGATGACTTGCTCGAAGAATTGGAAAGCCGCGGTTCGGGTGTTATGGATTACGGTGATGGTAAGGAAGTTCTGGAATCCATTTATCAAAAACGTAGACTGGGCCAGGACTATCAACTAGAATTGGAAACTTTAATCTACTTGGGATTGGGACGGATCATATGAGTGGTTGGAACACAATTCAAAGGATCAAGCGTATCGAAGAAGAAATCGACAAGCTGGGCTTTAAGTTTGCCAAAAGCAAGCACACTGATTGGTCGGAAGATCACGGGGCCTTAAGTCTTTTACCAAAAGATCACGAAGCACTACCAATTTACAATCGTGATGCTGAACTGTTTGTTGGCAGTTTAGAACGATTGGAAGATTGGATAAATGGTGTGCGTTGGGCACGTGAATACGATCGTATGCTTAAGATCAGCGACGATGACAAACGTGCTAAAGCAGAACAGAAAGAAAAGAATCGTATTCTAATGCGTATGATTAAAGAAGGCAAACATGTGGAAGGTGTAATAGAATGAACTCCTGGATATTGATCATTGCTATGTTTAGCCCCGGTGGTGACTTCATAGATAAACAGACTCTTGCATTTAGCTCTAAAAAAGATTGTGAAGCAGTAAAGATTCAATTGGTAAATTTAGATCATCCCATGCGTGTAAAGCACAAAGGCCTGTGTGTAACACGAGATCATTGGGAAGGTAAGAAACAAATGCCCGGTGTGGCATACGACTAGGAAAATATATGAAACAAGAACTAGATAAGTTGTTGTGCGAGCGGTATCCAAAGATGATGGTTAATC